TTGGAAATTCAGGTATTCCAGTTTCTCCACGAATACCCCTGTCTCCCCCTCCTCCTCTTTGTCCGTTTTGCAACTGGATGGCAGTCGTTATTCCCGCAATACCCTTCTTTGCATTATGGTATTCCACCCATTCATCGACGCCCGTCTTGAAGGAAGCATTAATGGGAATCTTCCAATTTATAGCGTCTTCACCCCTCTTGGTCCAATATTCCAATACACCATCTTTGATTTCCCAACCCTTTTCACTTTCGCTTCCCTCACCGAATTCTCCTTTTATTAGTTTTTCGCCAAAATCCTTGCGCGTAAACTCTTCGTCAGTCGTTTCGCCCCGCATTATCGTGCCTAACATACTATCGAAATTAGCAAAGTTTATGGGTATCGATCTGTCTGTATTCTTTATATCGGACACAGGTTGACTGTTCCATATGTTCTCCATAACAGTCTTCCATATTCTAACGTTATTAAACGCTATTTGCGAAGCTTCTTCAGGAGATGCAGGTTTTACTAGAGTACCTGTTTCCGCATCCATTATATGCAAAACGCTACTACCCTCTATATGATACATGCCCGGCACTGGATCATACGTGCCATTTGCTTTTTTAATACGCAAAGGAATCATGTCTTTTGCTCCCTCTACGTCCTTGATGGACACGGCAAGTTTGCCCCCAGACCATGAGAAAGTCGCGTCCATTCCCAACGCATCATATACAGCGCTTTCCTCCTCGATATGTTTTGCGCGAGCGCCTGAATCGGAAAGATCGGGCATCTTGCTTTCTCTATCCATCTCAAGCAAAGAACCACTTAAATTCGTCAGCTTCGTCCAATGCTCTATTTGGGTTTGGGGAAACTCGTGATGAGCTTTCTGTTTTGCCTGAAGTGTCGCTAACATGGCCCTGAAAGCGGGACCGCCCTGTGGATGTGCAAGAAACCTTGGATCGGTTTGTAGTTGATTTAATTTATACTCCTCGTCGGGAGTCAATGCAGGAGGTTCCCTTAAGGATTTTGTGGGAATCTTTATCCCCGCTCTGTTCGCAAGCTCCCTGCTTATGGATTCGTCGGGCGTCAACAATGGTTGAGAGAAGGTTGCTCCCCGCACACCTTTGCCACCCTCTTGACCCTCTTCTTGGTCCCATAATTCCATTTGCTGTACGTTATTATATTCCTCCCAACTATCAAAACCTTCGGGCGGTTTAGGACTAGCTCCTCTTTCAAGGCTGCGTTCCAACGCTTTGCCGCTTTCATCGAACTCCGCCCAAATTTTTATTTCATCTTCCTTGAAAATATCTCTTAAATTATCCTTGGGCGCATCTGCGTCATCGGGTACGCGAGGATCAGGAACAATGTCAGGGGTGGGCGTTGGTGGTGACGATAATGCCCCGAAATCCGCTTCTTCTTCGGCGGCGGATATTTCTTCAGCAGTGGGTCCAAAGTCAGGGTTACTTGTCCTGTCGAAACCGTTGGGTGTAACCTGATTAAGTGTACTTGGGTCAGGTGGCGCGGAAATAGGTACTTGCGGTTGCGCGGGAGTAGGCAAAAGTGAACTTGGGTCAGGTACAGTGGAAGCACTTGGATCAGGTGGCGCAGGTGGGCGGCCAAGTACTGGTAGTGGCGGGTACATGAGGTCAGTTCTTCTTTTTTCTTCCTTAAACTTTCTTTCCCTAAACGAACTATCTAGCCTACTTTTGAGAATTGGTAGCGCAGCCTCATAAGCAGCCACCTTTTGTATTAGATTCTTACTAGGGTCTGCGCGGGTTTCCCTGTCCAAATCCTTTATCATGGACGAAACACGCTTACGCTCTTCGGGATCAGCGTCCAGATATAACTCAACGTCTGCCTCCATCCCCTTGACCATTTTTGAGTAGGTATCTAATTTGCCTTTCAACTCCTTCCGCTTCACCATAGCAGAGCCTATGGTTCCCCCTATGTTGGACAACGCCGCTCCAATATCACGACCACTTTGCGCAATTGGGCTGAAGTCAGCAATCGGTACGTTGTACTGTCCCTGAAATGGTGATTGTCCCCTAGCCATGATTATGCCTCCAATTTGGAATCCATGAAGATTTTGATTTGCGCCTTCAATTCAGGCTTGTCCTTGATATGTTCCGCAACGGATTCACCATTGATCAAGTACCATTCGCGGAACCAATCAGGTGACTTGTTCAACATCCAATGGCGGAACTGCTTCCACTTCGGGTTAGATTCGCCATACACTTCGCGAGCTACCCAACATGCCATAATTGCGGCACCGCCAAGTTGCCCTAATCCACCCATCAAGCCGCCCATCATCGAACCTTTCGCTCCCGCTTGAGCGCCTGCCAAATTCATCTGATTGGTCTGCTGACCCAACATGTAGCTCAATCCTGCTTCGGGATTAAACACAACGCCCGGTCCCGCCGACAATCCGTATTGAGCGGAACCAAGTCCTTGTTGAGCAATTTGTTGCCCCTGACCGCTCGGTCTGCCAAGTATCGCCATGAACGGATCGGCTGACATTGCCCTCGAAGTGCCAAGCACTTGTTGACCGTAGCCTCGCGCCTCGCCTCTGCGAGCAGCTTCCATCTGCAAAAGGTTTGCGGCATACTGTCTGCCCGTGCCTCTGCGAGCTTCTTCGGCAGCCATCACTTGACCCGCGAATCCACGACGCTCCTGACGCCTCGCTGATCTGGCTCTCTCAAGAGCTTCCAATTCATTGACTGCCGCCAATGGGTCCATCTGACGACCACGAGCTTCCATTGCTTGACGAGACTCTTGTATGGCGCGACGACGCTCCCTGTCGGTCAGGGAATCTCCTGCCGCCAAGTCTTCGCGAGCCTGTCCGCCCATCATGCCAAGCAATCCACCGTAACCCAAGTCGCTTCTAGCCAACTCCATTCCCGCTTGTCCGCGCATTGCTCCAAGCAAAGGATCGTCAAATCTGTTTTGAGCCGCTCCGCCCATCTCCTGTCCCGCAATGCCCGCCATGCGACCAAGCATCATTTCGCTCAATGGGTCTGCTTGTCGCAACGCTCTTGTCGCGGCTTGTCCATACATTCCAACGTCGCGTATGTCTGCGGCTCGTTGCCTTCCCGCTCCATACTCCGCTATGTCAGCGCCATATTGAGCTAGTCCACCGAATTTGGGACGACCAGTAAATGGGTCAAGTTCCCCTGTCATTCCCGGCGAACGCTCTTGTCCAATCATACCTGTTCCCTCTATCGGCGCAGGTTCACGATAATCCCTAAGTCGGGTTTCGGCTTCATTCGCCGCTTGCGGACCCATTGTAACCGCCCGCATCATTCTATTATAATCACTAAACTTATCAGTCGTGTCCATTGATGGATCAACACCTCTTTGAGCAGGTCGTCTCACGCGCTGATCCTGTCCCTCACCTATGTAGGGTTGAGCGGCTGTGGGTTGAGTTTGAGTCATTGTCTCCAAGGGAGCTTGACCAGTAAACCCTTGCTCGAATTGAGCAGCCATTGGGTCAGCGCCAGTTTGCGGAGCTACGCCACCCGTGGCATACTGTTGAGCGGGAGCGCCCATCAAGTCCAAGAGTCCTCGCTGTTGAAACTCCCGTCCTCCTTCTGGACCAAGCAGAGTCTGCCCAAGTATGCTCGTCTCCAGTTGGGCGTACTTCGGGCGGTACTCCGCCTCCGATTCGTAGTATTTATCACCAAGGTCTATCTGAGCTTGCATGGCGTCCCGAAGACTTTCTCCATACGATTTTTGCTCAGGCATATTTATATCTCCGCCTGCCCAACCCATAACTATTCCTCCATTTTATCTGAATCCGTTAAAATCTTCATAACCATATCTCTCCAATGGTTCCCCCATTCGTTGAGGCGTTTCATTCCACCCGAAAGATATAACATGGAGCAACCAAGTTCACTTAATCCGTCTGCTACCTTAATACGGTATTCAGGACAGTTGTCTGCGTATTTCCATGCGTGTATTGCATTGGTTATGATAGGTATAAATACATTGATATGGCGTACGTAGAAAGGATTTTGTATTAATCCTCTCAATAATATATCCACCATTGAATGAACGTCATCCTTAGTGAACTTGTCTCCATCCACCACATGATCGTAGGTAGCGCTGAAGCTTATCATTTGACGCACCAATAATCCTGCGTTTGGCTCTTCGGGGATGGCGAGCAACATAAGCTCAACTGCTTCCAAGTCCACCTTGTCCTCGATACCACTTACAACCTCTTCGCTAGTTATGGTCAACTCGCTCATTCCACTGCCTCCGATCTCGCTCCCATCACCAACCCCGTACCTTCCAGTACGATATGTCTGAAAGTCGGGCGTCCCGAAGTGACGTTAATCTCAACCTTTGCCGAATACCCGCGACTCTTTACCCCGAATCTCGTCAACATCTCCTCGTCCTCGTCGGCTGTCACCGACACTATGTCTGAGGTGGAGTCGGGTTCAGCCGTATGCGTCCTTACGTTAAACGCATCATTCTGCGACACGGTGGATACCACCTGTCCCGTATGAAACTTTTTTACCGCCACGCTGTTCATCGTATAACTTCGAGTGACCAACTTACCCGCTATGGCAGTCGTTGTCACTCCATCAGTTCCAATGGTTCTTCCTGAATCATCGACCTCCTTTTCTCCATATACCCACCACCCCTTTCCGTTCACTATGAACAAACGCTTCTTCGTGTTGCCCGCTCCAAAGCTAGTTATCACGAAGTTGTCTATCACGAATCCATCGGGGAAAGTGTCTCTGCTCACCCATGCCTTCAAAAGTAAATCGTAAACCATGACAATGGTATTGTCTTGATCCGTTCCGTCAGTGACTGGAAGCGCCAAGAAATATTTGTTCTCATGCACCACGCCAACTGCCTTGGATATTGATTCGTCATCGAAGTTCACTTCATCCATGACGTCATTGACTTGGCGACTTAGTGGCGTTGCCAACGGAGCAATCTTGGAAACTGCAACTGCTTCGCCCACCTTGGGTTCAGCCGTGGAATAGCCCGGTGCCAATACGTACACGCCATTGTCGCTGAGAAAGTAAGTGAACGGTCCCTGTTGAGCTATGCTTCTTCTCGCCACGCACCCATATTGACGTGTCACCTCGGTATGTACCGCAGTGGAAGTGTTGCGTATACCATTCAACATATGAATGCTGCGCCTGTTGAACACGATCAACTGGTCATCAAAATAAGGAATTGCCGCCAAGACGTAATCCGCGCTGCCCTTGTTCATGTAGAACTCGCTGTCCACGACGAACTCGTTGTCATCGAGTATATCGCTCATCACGATGGTTTGCGTATTGTTTCCAACCCCCGAATCCACCGTGTCCGAAGTGGGAACTATCAAACGATTGGACGAGTACACGCCCCAATCCGCTTCGGGACATGCGTTTGTCGCAGAAGCGGTGGTGGTCTTTGCATTGAAGGTAGTGTCCACCGTACCGTTGCCGTCGCTGTCGGTGAAGCTTCCGTCCCACTCCAAGGGGCGAGCGCCTTTTCTGAAAATGAATACCTTGTCATTTGCTTGCAATACGCTCGCGTCCATTGCGTCAGTCACCACGGTTTGTATGGTATGCGTACCTGCCCCCGTACTGGTGATGTTTATTGCAGTGCCTGCCTTGGCGTTCGCAAGCGTGGTGGCTAACTTTATCGTACTACTGCTCGCGTCTATGACGTAATAGGTGGTCAATACCGCAAGTCCTCCGGGTATCGTGTCGGTCGTGCTGACCTCCACCGCATCGCCCGTTTGGTATTTATGCGAACTCTCCGTGAAAACTTCGGTCGAAGTGTTTACGTCACTAGTGGCAAAGGTGGCTGAATAGTAATCGACGTAGACGTCATAGCTTTTTGTAGCCAATCTGTCCCCTCCCTCGGTCAGCAAATAAGAACTGTCCTCAGTCAGTATCTCGTCGGATTCAGTGTCTCTGTAAAAGAGTAGAGCCTTGGTCTTCGTCGCAGCCAACAAGTAGTCTCTGTTGCTTGCGTCAACGTCACTAACCACTCCTGATGCAAATACCTCGTCAACTCCCGACGAGTAACTGAAGGTAAAGGTGGAACCCGCCTTGAACTCCAAACCTTTTCTCACGGTGGCCTTGCCACCGTCGAAACGCATGTTCTCCGAAGTCTCCACCATCCCTTGACTCAGCATCGTGGGGTCAGTGTAGCTATCCAATCCAACGAAAGTACCGTCACCATCGACGTCGATGGGATCGTCAAGACGCCCCGTGGAGCGTTGCCAACTACCGTATTGGGAGAACGCCATCTATCAACTTATCCAAGAAGGTTTGGATTTCTTCGTGTAGGCGGCAGGTTCGGCGTCACCCACGGATTTTGCTTTGTCA